AAGGCATACGAAGATAGTTCTCCGCAACCCAAGGTTTGGAAGCAATATACATTTTGTATGCAGTGAATGTATCAATGCTTTCATCAAGTTTGTATTCGTCGGGCATGGCACGAACGAAATCTGTCACCTCAGTAACTTTTCCTTTGGGGAAAAGATAGTAGGCAGACAGGAGAGTATTATAGCACGAATGGATCTTACCATAACGAACTGAATACTCATCACACAAATTCATTCCGTGTTTAATTAACCAGTAGGCATTGTGAATTGATTCTGATGCCCACTTGGTGCAGGGATGATTACGAAAGGCACCCTTTTCAGTTGCATAGGATGTACCATCTGCCTTGGGAAGAGTGCCATAATTGTGATACCATTTGGATGCCACAATAGAAAGCATCTGACAGCATTCTAGGGGCATCTTAACGATATGTTTGTCAGGAAGACAAATTGCAGACTCGGCAGGAAATTCACTAGTCACAAAGATGTTCATAATTAAAAGCAGAACTTTTTCAAATAATGAATGGTTTTTTTTGGTTTATCTTCCAACCAGTACGCTTCATGCTCCATTTGTCGCATCCATTTTTTCTTTGTCAAAGATATTGATCGATCAATATCTCTCATTTTGTTTGGAGGTAAAGGCATTTGACTCAATGGAATTCCAATTGGTTTCATACCTTTACATGCTTGAACTACATGAACCGCTTCATGATAAACAGTTTCATTTAGATACTGATTTGCATTTCCACCTTTTAAAATATTTTTGGTGCAGATGAAGAAAGTTTTATTTTCTCTTATAACTGCACCAGCATAATTACCATCTGCACACCAAGAAATATTTTCTTGGACTTTGAACTGTGCTTTTGCAATTAATTCTACTATTTGTTTAGCTTCAACAGTCAAATAATAAGGGAATAACATCAAGAGAAAGATGAATCAGGTTCTAGAGCAACATAATACTTCAAATTATACTTGGTATTGCTGAACTGTGACAGTAGTTTTTCTGACACAACCACATCATAGGCACCAGGAATAATCTTAATGTTCTCAACCTTGAAGTTGAAGGTGAACTCTTTATCAGTCTCACCGACCACGATGGAATATTCGTTGGAAGTATCGTTCTTCTTATCACGAACCACAAGACGAATCACACCTGCTTCACCAATTGCAGAAAGGTCAGGGAGTTGATACACTGCAGCCGCCTTAAGAAGTTTCTCCAGAGATGCGTGTTCTAGTTGAAAGCAAACATCCTGCGAAGGAAGTTGAATCTCTTTTTCTGGAGGAGAGATGATTACATTAGGATCAGCATAGAAATACTTGACCCTACGCTTACCTTCACGAATTGTGATGTAAGAATCATTCGTAAAATCCAGTTCAGGATCTTGGTGAAGTCCAAGACCATTCAGAAATTGATTTAGGTCATAAATCGCAAAGTTACGGGGAAACTCTTCGGTAATATCTGCTTCGGCAAGAATGTTCTTTGCCACAGAAATAGTGCGGAGTTTATTACCTTGCTTTACCAGAATGGAATTGTTGATTCCAGCAAAGTTCTTGAGAATAGTCAGAGTGTTATCAGAGAGTTTCATAATTTGATTTTTAAGTTTCACTTGTTGTCAACGAGATTGAGATGATTAATCAAAAGAATAGTATAGTGCAAAACCTTGAACAAGTCAGCACGAGGAGTTCCTTTGGTATCATAACGATCAGTGTACTTAGTGATATTGCCAGCACAAAAACCTTCACGACGATTGTGTTTAATCTTATCAAGGGTTTGTTCTGTTCCACCACCAGTCCTATCAACATAATGTTGACTATAAGTACCAGAAATGTACTGTTCAAGTTGTTTCAGGATTTTGTCTTCGTTGTATTTCCAGAAACCATTAGCATTTGTGTTTTCAGGCATATTCACAGGGGATTTTGTAACGTCAATTAAACCAGTTATTTCATCGAGTTTTATTGAAAACTCATTCATTGAATAAGGATATTCATCCATAATAAGGGGAAGGCGCATTTTTACCTTCCCCAATTATACCATTAGAGAGCACTGGTGTCAATATCATCAAGAGGGTTCTTTTCTTCAGTAGGCATCACGAAGTCAGCATCAACTTTGTCATAAAGTTCCAGGAAAGACTGCTTGGTCTCATCATCAAAACGGTTCACACAGACTTGGATTGCCTTTGCTTTATCTTGAAAGATACTGTAGGCACGGATGATATGAACCAAACGGCGGGTGCTAATGATTTCCTCAATACCACCATCATAGAAGGTTTTGCGGATGATGTCTGCCCAGTCTACAAGACGCTTACAGAAGTCACGATCTTCTACACCCAAATCCAGAGCAACGCCTTCCAGGATCTTCTGCTCGGTGGCAGGGGCAGGATAGGACTGCTCAAAGGTCACAGGGAATCGTTCCAAGAATGCCTCGTTGAGCACATTGGTGCCGATGAAGCGACCATCATCAGAACCCTTACCTTTAGTGTTTGCCGTAGCAACTACAGTAAATCCAGAAGCAGGTTTGACAAAACGACCAATCTTTTTCAGGAATACACCTTTACCTTCTAAGATGGATTGGAGGCAAAGGATTTTATTAGATGCAAGATCCACTTCATCGAGAAGCAACACAGCGCCGCGTTCGAGTGCTTCGATGACTGGTCCATTGTGCCACACCGTTTCGCCATTAACAAGGCGGAAACCCCCAATAAGATCATCCTCATCGGTTTCGATAGTGATGTTGACACGGATTAATTCACGCCTGAGTTGGGCACAAACCTGCTCCACACAGAATGTTTTACCATTACCCGAAAGACCCGTAATGAACGCAGGATAAAAAATACGGGATTGAATAATTTTTTTAATGTCATTAAAATTACCAAACTTGACGAAGGTATCATCTTTATCAGGAATAAGGTTTTGTTCTACAGCAGGAAGAGCAGCAGGAGATTGGAAAGTGCGTTCGATTTGTTCAACTTTCTCTTGAGTGACCTCAAGATTCCAACGACCACGATCAGTCTTAAATGGTTCCAGACGACGAGTCACAGTCTGATAATTTATGTTGCGAGAAGCGCAATATCCACGGATATCACCAGCAGATAGATCGGAACCGAATAGGGATTGCAGTTCGGAAATTAGTTGATCGTCAGTCACAGAAATTTTACGAGGCATGATGTAGTTAGGTGTGTTTCATTTGAACTCTCATATTATACACACAAAAAAGGGGGCGGTCAGTGCCCCCTGTGACGGTTTGGAAAGTGGACTCACATAGGTTGGTAGGGAGATGGACGACCATCTGGACCCTTCTTATAGACTGATTTGCCAGTAGATTTGCCAGTGTCATATTTCATGGTGCCACCAGATTTGCCAGTGTCATATTTCATTGTAGGTGTCTTGCCACCAGATGGCAAATTATTCATCTCAACAATACTCTCTCTCCAATCTTCACTCATATTCACCATAATGACTTCTGCTTGTTCTTGAGTATTAGCATAACCTTCATCTAAAAGATGCGAGAGAATGATGTCGTAGAGGTCATAACTATCAGCAAGTTTGATTCCTGATATTCCATATCCTTGAGAACCTCCTACCTTATAGTCACGAGAACGAGCAGCAATTGGTTTTGAGTTTGGATCATCAGTCACATCTTGTGCAGAGTTTCCTCCACCTTTAGGAAGTCCCTTTGGACCTCCAAATTTATTCCCATCCTTCACCGAACTGTTATATCTATAACGAGCAAATTTTAAATCAGCATCTTTCATGCTTTTAGATGTTCTTTGAGTTGTTGTGCGTTGTCCAGGTTGTGTTGGTTCATCATGAATATATCTATTAGAATATCCTAATGGTCCACTTTTATCATCACCAGAAATTATTTTACCTGCATCTGAACGACCAGCCATATACTGTGTAGGTGTTTGTCCATGCTTCCCTTTATAAAGGTTTGGATTGGATGGAGATGCTTCATTAATATTTTGTTCATAAATCTCTACCATCTCATCCCAAGTATATTCACTCAGGTCATAACCTTCTTCTACAAGTTGATTGACCCACGCTTCAACTTCTTCACCAAATAATACCTTTTTAATTTTCTTACCAGTCTCACTATTACCCGCTTCTTGTCCTAAGCGATGTGCAACTTTCGCAGCACCATGAGCAGCGCCTGCTACGGTTCCTGCTGCCCTTGCTACATTTGCTTCATGTCCCCTACCAACTTCTCTTGCAGTATTCCATGATGTTTTAAGAAGTTCAGTATCACGCCTTGCTCTATCTACTGCACCAGAGATTGCTCTTGCAATTCCACTTCTTTCTGGTTTCTTTGATTTTGGTTGCTCTGCTTTTGCCTGACTTTCAACACCACGGGATTCTGGTTCCGTTCTTTCTGTTTCTTTTTTCTCAGCAGCTGCTTTGGAGGCATTTTTCTTTGCTTCCTTCTTTGCCCTTGCTTTTGCTTCTCTTGCATTTATTTCTGCCTTTACTTCATCATAAGAAGGTCCAGAATATTTTTTTCTTGCTCTTGCTTCAGTAAGAACATGAAGATCTTCCGACAAATCATAAACATACTCTACAAAGGATTCAAGACCAACCTTTTCAATCAGAATGCCAATACCATCTTCATTGAGTCCATAAGAATAGAAGTACTCTGTGGCAACTTCTACAATATCTTCATCATAGATGGTATTGTTGTATTCCTCAAACTGTTCTCTGAGTTCTTCATTATAAACTGCATTATAAAGAAGATGCATGTCTTTAATTTGTTCGGTGTTCATGTTACCTTTACTTTTTTCCTAACTTTATTTATAAATTAGGCGACTAACTCCACAAACTCTCCAAGAACTTTCTTATTCATTTTTTTAGATTTGAGAGATTTAACAAAAGCAGTTTTGATTTGGGACTTAGTAGCATCTTCGGCAACTTCAAAGTCTGCATCATTTGCAAGAGCAGATGCAGAAAGACCAAAGTAAGTATGATAACCAGAATCTTTAATTGAGAAAGTTTTTTCTTTCTTCCAGGTGTTCATAATTTTATCATACTCAGGATTAATCCATCCAGTATACCGACGAATAAAAGAACCAGCATCACGAGATTCCAGAATCCTCATACCAATAAAATTGACAGTAGGAAACTTATCCCGAAGATTGCGAATCAGAATATCAGTAAAACCATACCATTCCACATCCAGAGAATATGTGTTTCCCGTCTTACGATCACGCAAGAAACCATTTGTACCAATTGAATTCACACCAAGATAATCTCCATCACGACGATTAAACTGTTTGTGATATTTCAACGAATGTGCTTCTCCATCAGTCAGAATTACACACTGAACTTTTTGCAGTTTATTTTCCTTCTGGAAAGTAGGAAGAATTTCGTGAAGAGCAATCAAAGTCTCATTTAAAGGAGTTCCCGAAAGACTCCAACCAACTGGAGTCTGATAACGACAATAATACTGGTCACAAAAACTACGAGCAATGCGATAGATATTCAACATCTGGTCTTCCATCGTCTTACCATTTGTCTTACTGGTAAGCATATTCATTAAAGAGAAATATTCTTGAACCTGAATCAGACCATCTCTCTTTTGATACAAAGGTTGAGGCATAATCGGTTTATTATTCTCATCATAATTAATGATTGGATAATCATTTGTGAAGGCATAAACCTCAAAAGGAATATTAACTTTCTTACAGAACCAAATAAGATTAAAGAGTTGTTTCACAGTATCCAACATCACACGACTCATAGAACCAGACCAGTCCAAAACAAACACCAGACCATGGTTCTTGCCGTTTGCAAGTGTTGTTACCTTACGGAACAGGTCTTCATTATATTTGTAAGTATGAAGTTTGGTGCAGTCCAGAACACCTGTGCGAGCGGTTGATGCGCGAGCATAACTGTCCGCAGCCTTACGACACTCAAACTCTTTGACCAGATAATTAACTTCCTTTTGTGCCGAACGCTTAAACTCCCGGAAATCTTTATCTGCCTCACCAAAAATTTCACCAGATTCATATTCATTGTGCTTGAGATAAGATTCCCAAGATTCTTTACAACGATTATGAACTTCAGTGTTGCTTACAATAATTTGTTTTACATTTAGTTTAGGAATCTCCACATAGGTATTTTCCCAACCATCTTGATTCACAAGGTCTTTAAGTGCCTCTTCAAGATTACTCACAGTCTTGACTTCAGGTTCTGAAGTTTCGCCACCTTGCTCACCTTTAACTTCTTGTTCTTTCCCCTGTTCTTCGGATTTTTGTTCACCAATTTCATCAGAACTCTTACCTTCACCACCTTCCATTTCAGATTGGTCGTTCTCACCTTCAGGTTGATCTAAGAAATCAGAAGCAGGAGAATTTCCACCAGACTGCTGACCTTTATGAGTGATTTTAGTTTCTTCCTGCTTCCTTTGCTTGCAATACTTATAAAGTGCCTCAGAAGCAACCAGAACATCAGCAAAGGATTCAGAATCTGCAATCAGATTAATAATCTCAGTCTCTTCACCAGGTTCAATCAAGATATCGGCAAAGTTACCAATCTTAAAGAAAAGGTTAGCACGGTCAGCAAGATTCATCTCATCAACTTCTTCATCTTCAATTTGGAAGAAATCTTGCTCGGCAAGTTCTTTGTAACCACTATAAAAACTTTTAGGAGAACCTGGATATTTTCTTTTACAAAGTTTTTCTACACGCACATCCTCACAAATATTTACAAAAGTCGCTGGGACTTTACATTCTTTA